AATAAAATCGTGATACCAGAGTTTATTCAAACCTACATGGAAGATAAGTACTGGATGTGGTGGATAGCCATTATTATCTTATCACTCTTATTCTTCTATGTTTCTGTTCGCTTGGTGTTCACTCTACCTAAGGTCTTTTATGAAAAGATGACGGTCAAGGAAGCGATCATTTATAGTTTGAATAAAACTAGAGATTATTTTTGGTTTTATGCCTGGCATTTATTCTTAATTATTGTAAAAACCAATGCCGCTCCAGTCACCTTGTTTAAACGACGTATCCCCAGTAACAACTCCCCCTGTTTTCATGAGTGCATTATTTAATGATGCTCCGCTTTTAGTTACTACATCTCCCTTAACCCATAATCCTGTTTCATTGATTGACGCATTAAATTCATTTGAGTTTGGTTTTCCGCCTAAATGCAGAGTGCCGTTATTATTGAAACCGATAACAGACGCTTCATTTCCAATCACTGAATCACCACTTAGCTCAATTTTCTTTGGCCAACCATAACCATTTACTTGATATGTTGTACTTGAGCCGGTAATTTTCAGCATCCCGGTCATCGTATCGCCCGATTTCAACACTCGCCCATTGGCATTGCTATTCGCATTATCTGCCGTGCGTTGAGCTTCCTCTGCTGCAGCTTGTGCCGTCTTCGCTTTTTCTACACCATCGTTTGCCGTGCGTTGTGCACCATCTGCAGCTGTTTTCGCTTCCACACCCTTATCGTAAGCAATTTTAACCGCCGCACTCGTTGCAACTGTGTCTGCACTATCGCTATCTACTGCAGAGGATTTTTTGCTGTTTGGGATTTTGTCTAAGCTATCTATTTTGACCCAAGGTGACCAACTATCTGTTTGATAGCTTGTCTGATGTCGCTCGTACACATCGGTGCTATAAGCAACATAAGCCAATTGGCGACACCAAGCACCATCACCACCTGCAATCACTTCGATCTGGCAACTGGTCGATACAGGCAGATTTTGAGAACGGCTTGCTTGTGTAATCGCATAAACACCATCGGTTTTTAGGGTGTTTAAATTGCCAACAAAAGGCTCAACTTTAAAATTCCCGATACCATAGCCCGCTAAAGTTGTGGCAGGGGATTGTTTGCTATTAGCAAGGTCATAAGCCGTTTTCACCGCTTTGGGCGTGGCTGCCATTGTTTCATTGTCGCTATTTGTGGCTGAGTTGAGTTGCACAATGCCTTGTTGAGTAAGACTGGCTTTGTCGATTTGGTGGGTATGACCTGTTTCGTCAAAACCATTGTCACTCGTTGCAGTAATGGTTTTAGGTTGTGCTTTTAAACCTAATAGTGAGAGTGCTTTTTTCAACCAAGCAGTACGATTCGCCAATTGTTTTGCAGGACGATTGGTAATTCCTTCTGCACCACCTAAAACAGGGTCGTTTTCTTCAATTTGATAAATCCCATCTTCCCACTTTTCTTGTTCTTTTAAATTCGCCATAAATATCCTTTAAACCTGCTTTAAAGTTAGTTTGAACCGTAATTGTAGCGTCCGTTATAAGTGATTTTATTGTTATAACGGATAGCTACTGCCTTATAATCCAGTACAGCTAATGTGCAGCGTGCTGGGGTAAAATTTCTTAAAATCTTACGTAATCGTAGCCCTTGTTCATTGGTAATGGGACGATTTAAGCGAATTGCGTAATATGCCCATCTTTCACTCAAAGGAATGGCTTGTACTAATTTGTGTTCGTAAGTCCGTGCTTTTAATCCTTCATCAAGCTCCACTTCACCAAAACCTAAGCGACGTAACACTTCTCTAATTGCCCACGGAGTGCCTTTGTGTCGATGTAATTCAATTGCCGCTTTAATCAACCCACGTTTTGAGCTATCATTTTCGGCTAAGAACTCGCCATCGTAGCCTGTCACACTCCATTTCTCGGCAAGTAAAGGGATAAAAGTATCATCTAATAAATCGACCAGAGTAGTCATCACTTTGCTGGTATCTAATTGAGAGAGTGGGATACTTAAATCCGCCAGTGCTTTATACTTCACTTCTTGTTCAATAATGTCTGCATACGTCAATTTAGCCATTTACTCGCTCCGCATTGACTTCCACGCTAATCGCAGTGCAGTTTGCCCATTCGGTTTCATTGATAATCAGCTTGGCAGGTGAAGTAAGATTTATGTCATATACGCCTTCTACGCGTAATGCACTAATAATGGCAGAAGGCACAACGTCCATTCCTAGTCGTTTGGTTTTCTCTGCAAGATAATTTTGCAAGGCTGTACGGGCTTGCGTTTTCACAATATCTTCACGATAACCGTCAAGCAATGTTAACGTCGCATTGATTTGATAATTCCGTTGCGTTGGTGCGATAACTTCCACGCTATCGCATAAAGGGCGACGCTGTTCAGGGCTAATATATTGTTTAATATCATTGAGCAAACGTGCATCGGGTAAACCTGTTTTGGTCAGTACTGCGATTCGCACTAAACCACCGCGAGGGTTAGATACATTGACATCGGCAATATCTTGTGAGACCGCACGCGTGTGATAATCGTAAGCCGCAATGGAACCGCACGTAGTAAAGGCTTCGGGAGCACTCAAAATACGTTTTCGGTAGGCTTCATCCTCTTCACGCACTAAACCACCACTTGAGACATCAATATTGCTTACGTTTAATGTTGCTTGTGTATTCAGCGGACTTTTTAATACGTTAATTCGTCCTAATTCCCAGCCGTTTCCTTGCTCGCCTGTTTGGTTACATTCAGCTTCAATTTCGACATAAGCAATAAGTGGTGTGATCACATCATCATTCATTGTGATAAATTCGATATTATCGGTCGCTGCAACACGAGTCCCTTTGGGAATAAAAATAGAGCCATGTTCACCTTGCACGCTAAAACGTAGAATCGTGCGAGCAGGTTTATCTAATAAACGATAACAGCCAAAAGTCTCACCACATAAATCTAATGCTAAACCCGTCGCAAATTGAGGAAAAGTTTGACGGAATGCTTCGTTAATGCCTTGACGAGCAAGGCTTTCACGAAAGGCGTACACGTGAATCAGTAATCGCTCAATGTGTGCAGGTTGCAACACTTTTCCCGTGCGACGTTCATAATTGGCAATCGTCTCGCGTAAAATGCGATCAACATTGTCATCAACGGCTTTAATTTCATTACGATTCATTGTTGCACCTCAGTCACATAAATCTCCCGATACACCTCATCCACTAACGCCCAATAAATCGTCAGTTCAAAATGCGGAGCCTGTCCGTCAATGGCGATATGATCAACCTCAATGCGAGGCTCCCATTTTTGAAGGGCAAGCGTGATTTCACGCACCATATTGGGCAGTGCGATGTCTTCTGGGTAGTCAATGTAGCGAAAGTGGTCGGAGCCAAATTCGGGGCGAAGCACATCAGTGCCTTTTAGTGTGTTGAGAATGTTGGCAATGCACTGATGAATATCATCAATGCCTTGCACCGCTTGTTTTTCCGTGGGGGCTAATTGCCAGTGGGTTGAGAGTATCGTATTTGTATTCATAGCCTTGATGATACAAGGCTATATGAAGGTGGGCTTTTAAACTGATTTAAAGAATTAGGCTTGAGATGGGCTGGTTGGATTGCCGTCGCCTTGTTCAAGGTGGTGATGATTTTTAAGGGAAATGCCGTCAGCAATCACATCGCCACCGTTTACGTTCACATTACCATTGTTCACTTCCACTTCGCAATCATTGACGATAACTTTGCCGCTGGTATGAATGGTTAAATGGCCCGATTTGCGGTCGTGTTGAATGGTTGTGCCGTTTTTAAATTTCTTGAGCCAGATTTCGCCATTTTGTACGGGCGTGGGGTCTTGCTCATTATAAATCGTGCCCAGCACACAGCCGCTCTCGCCACGGCTATCTAATAAAATTGCTACCAGTTCGCCCACATCGGGCAAGCAGTAAAACTGGTTGCCGCCTGCGTTGGGTGTTAAGAATGAAAGCCACGCCGTTTCTAAATCTTCAAGGGCAGGGATTTTACACCGCACTTTGTGACTTTTCGGGTCGATTGCCGACACAATGCCTTCTTGATAAGTCGCTCCAAAATTATGTGTTTGCATTCGTTATCTCCATACCTAGCGTTAATAAATCATCAGGGATAAATTCCAACATTCGCACTTCGATATTGGTGATGTAACCTTGCGTGCGTGAAATACTGTGGCGTGATTGCTTGATTAAGTATTTGCCTGAAAACACGCCTAAATTTTTAAGTAAAATGGTCGAGCCTGCCACCAGTTTCGGATTGCCAATCAGGGTAATATCGCCAGCACTTTGGTCTTCGTTTTGCTCGCTTAATGCCGCATCGCCTCTGGCATCAATCTGTTCTTGGCTTTCACCTCGGGTAGTAATTTTGAGCGTATCGCCACTTGCTGCCTGTGCTTGTTTCATCTTTGGGCGAAGTGCGCTGGCTTTTTTGCTTTTTTTTACCACTTTTTTACCGCTTGTATCAAAGCCCTTGATTTCCACCTGCTTTGCCGTGTCTTTAATGCGATCACGCAAGCGAATGCTGATACACTGGGTTTCGTCCAACACTGCTGCAGGCTCGGTTTGCCCGAGTTCGTCTTTATCGGTAAATACCAACTGATTGCCCACAATCTTGAAACTGTGATGATATTCACGAGCAAGGCGTGCCAAAAATTCCACGTCGCGTTCTTGATATTGGGTAATTCGTTGAATGGGAATTTGGCGAATTTTGCCCACCACTTTTAGCTTTAACCGCTCAGCCACCATTGCCACCACTTGTGCTAGCGTGGTGTTCTCGTAGGCTTTTGGCTTGAGTGTGCGGTTAGATTTACTCACACCAGTCGATAACGCCCGCAAAGTGATGCTAGACGGTCGATAGCTATATTCCACCTCATCAATCTCAAACGCCCCAATTTCAACCAATGGTTCGCCCTGATAGCCAATCGCCGCTTTTAGCTTATCGCCTTGTGTCGGAAACCACTGGCGAATCCACTTGCCGTTGATGTCTTCAAACTGCACGGAGAGTTCGTCTGATTGCCCTTCGAGATAGTCGGTGTAGGTCAGCTCAATCAAGGACGGCTCAACCTCCGCTGTGATATTGGTTTTCTCATAAAAGAGCGTGAAATCAGGTTTTTGCACGTTACTCATCGGCATTTCCTCGCAACCAAGGCGGCAGATTTTCGTTTTGGGTTGGTTTCACGTTCAGCACAGGGATAAACACCGTCGCTCCTGTGGGTAACACTTCGCAAAAACTCAACTGCGGATTAGCAGAAATCAAGCGACCATATTCCAACGCATCACCATAGTAATAATAGGCAAGGTTATCCCAACGTTCGCCTTGTTTGACGATGTGTTTAAGGACGGTTTGTGTCATCGTTTACCTCCGTTTCGGCTGGATTTTCTTCATCGGTTCGCAGTACAATCCAAGCGGTCATTTTTGCCACAGGATTTGCCAAATTGTCTAACCGTTCATTGATATTGCTCAGACTCTCATCGGCAGGTTTAAACCAATCGTCCCAGCCGCTTGATTCGGCTTTACTGAAACTCTGTTTCATTATTTGCAAATCGTCATACACCGCCGACACATCACGGCTAAATTTGCTGACCACAGGCAAGAAATCTCGCACGCCAGCCAATGCTGACTGCATTCCCACCACGTCGCCAAAACTCCCCAAGGCGTTATTTAAATTCGCCAGCGTGCTCGGCAAGTATGCCAACGCTGATGCAGGATCGCTTGCCAGTTGGCGAACCACGGCAACGGTATTGCGGACTTCGTCCACCGCTCGTTTACCTTGCTGATAAATTTCCACTGCACGGCTGACGGCACGTTTTGCGGTGGAAAGCGTATTGACTAAACCTTGCGGCAAAATCGAACCCAGCAAGGATTTTCCACCCACATTTAACGCCGCCCCCAGTAGGCTGTTTTGGCTGTTACCGACAAACTCTCGCAGGCTGATATTCATCTCACGTGCCAAGGCATTACCCTTGCCATCGGTAAATAGTGTGGTTGATGAAATATCGGTGATCACAAAATTGCCTTTGTATTTTGAACCCCACATCAAGGCAAGGGCTTCTTGCTTAGCTTTTGCTGCAAGCAAGGCTTGATAGCGACTTTCCACACCACCGATTTTGTGATGCAGACGAATGGCAAGGGAAAACTCGGTAAGTTTTTCGCCCATTGCCTGCAAACGTGGCTTGCCTTTGAGTACTGCGTGTTCAGCAAAATCTGCAGAATGGGTTTCGGAAAAATCGGTCAGATTGACAGGCTCAAAGGCGATATTGCCTAACATAAAATACATATTAGTACGCTCTCCGTTGTCGTTGGTCTAACACGCGATTAAGCAGGCGTTCAAATTCCACAAGGCTCATATTTAGCCCTTGTTGCACTTGCTCCATCACGCCTTGTGTTTGATTGCCTCCCACGTGGATGGTCGGGTTAAAATTCACCACAATGCCGTTGTGCTGGTTGGTTTCGTTATTTGTCACCGCGTTTCGGTTTAAAGGCTGATAATCGTGAAAGATTGACGGATTTTGACCGCTTGAGTTTGGATTAAAATCAGGCGTGCGGTAATCCACAGGCTGATTGATACCCAACAGATTGCCGACAAAATTCGCTCCAAACTTAATATCATCCCACAGCGAACCGAAAAAGCCTTTTTTCTCGTTTAAAATGGGTTTAAAGGCGGTTTCAATGCCGTTTAAAGCCGGCTCGAATTTAACCGCACTTGAGAGATTTTTGCTGGCATCACGAGCGAGAGGTTCGGCTTTATCCATACCGATTGCCAAACCTTCTACAATGTTCTGCCTATAACCTTTGAATAC